TTCTTTCGATGTGACAACTGTATATGGAACGATAAGCAAGGAGATGGTGTTGTGATTGATTTTAAGGATGAGAAGTATACAAGAAAAGAAATCGAAAGCAGATTGCTCAGTCAGGTATCAAACAGCATCGACAAGCGTCAGGGAAGCATTATTCAGACTGCGTTGGGACCAGTTGCATGGTATCTGGAAGGCCTTTATATGCTATTGGAGCAGGTTCAGGAAAATGCCTATGCAGGAAGTGCGGTGGGGGAGTTTTTGGATCGCATTGTGGCGGAGCGTGGACTGACAAGAAAAGCATCAACACCTGCGATCCGAAAAGGCATATTTGATGTTGAGGTTCCGATAGGAAGTACTTTCAAGACAATTAACGGGGCAAATTCTGTAATCTTTGAAGTTGGAGAACAGATCTCAGCGCAAGAGGGCGAATATGTTTATAGCCTAAGTTGTCAAACGGCGGGTATCATTGGAAATTCATATTTCGGAAATATTCTTCCAGTGACAGCAGTGGCTGGGCTCAAAAGTGCAGTGATCGGGGAAGTTATAGTTTCTGGTTCAGAAGAAGAGACGGATGCATCTTTGAGGGCGCGTTTTTTTGAGACGTTTGATGTTGCGGCGTTCGGCGGTAATATCGCGGCATACAGAAATGCGATTCTTGCGATTGATGGAGTGGGTGCAGTTCAGGTGTATCCCGCCTGGAAGGGCGGAGGGACGGTGTTGTGTAGCATTCTGGACAGTGAGCTGACACCAGCAGAGCCGGGACTGATCAGCAAAGTGCAGGCGACAATTTGTCCTACTGAAGTAAATGAGGAAGTAGCGTCTGCAAATGGATATGGGATTGCACCGATCGGGGCATCTGTAACCATAACGACAGCGATCAATCTTGTTTTAAATATATCTGCAACGATCCAATTCGCTGCGACAGTGCAATCAGGAGTGGAGATCTATCAGAAAGAGATAGAACAGAAGATTCAGAAGTACTTGAAGTCAGTGTGTGAAAGCTGGGGAAGTGCAATCAAAAGTCAGAAGATAAGCTATGTGGTAGCGGTATATTCTTCCAGAATTGTTGCAGCTATTTTGGAAATTCCCAATGTTGTAAACGTAACGGATGTTATGATCAACGGAGCTTCGGGAGACTTGATTCTGACGGAGACTGCTGAACTGCAACAAATTCCTTCTTTGGGGGTGGTGACGATCAATGGTTGATTTATTGAAAATTCTTCCAGAATATTTTCGCCCCATTCTTGAATTTCAAGAAATAATGAAATCCGAAGGAATCGTAATGGATGAAGTGGAAACTCTGATGAGAAAAGTTCGAGACAACTTCTACATTCAGACATTGGATGAAAGTGCTTTAGAGGAAGAAGAGAGACAGTTTTCTATTGTTGCGAAACCGGGAGAGACGCTGGATTATCGGAAACAAAGATTGTTGCTGAAATACAATACAGTAGCGCCGTTTACAATACATTTTTTGCGAAAAAGGCTTACAGAACTTTTTGAAGATGACTATGTGCTAAAAAGTGATCCTGAGCATTGTAAGCTGACAATTTCTGTTACATCGCAAAAATATGGCGCGGTAAATCTTCTGTATGATCTTTTGTGGGATATCGTGCCGGCGCATTTGGAGATCATCGCGAATCAACAGGTTGAAAATAATTTGAATGCAGGATTGTATATGGCAGGAACTATGTCGGGGACATTTGTTCAGACCATTTAAGGAGGCTTATGGGCGTTTACAAAAAAGCAGTTATTACAGATGTAGGTAATGCGTTGCGAGCACAGGCAGTTGCCGGAAATGTTACTATGCAGTTTACGCACGCAAAAGCATCCTCATATCTGTATCCGGAAGGAACAGATTTAAAGAAATTGACAGAATTGCAGGAAGTCCGGCAAACCATTGTTCCCTCGAAGGTGCAAATATCAAATGATACGTTGATCAGTGTAAGAGCATTATTTGGAAATGAAAAAATCACTTCAAGTTATTTGATACAAAATGTTGGAGTATATGCATCGGACGGGAATAAAGAAGTTTTATTTGCAGTGTGTCAGGCGGTGACTCCAGATCAGATGCCGGCATATGATGGTGTGGCGCCAAGCTCATTTATTTATGATATACAGCTGGCAGTCGCGCAGGCAACAGAAATAAGCATTACTATTGGAGAAGCGGGGACGGCAACTGTAAGAGATGTGATGGATTTGGAAAAGAGGATGGAATTCAGACGATGAAAAAGAATTCATTGTCCGTCACGGTTGAAGGCGATACGTTGTGTTTTTCAGGTGGTTGGAAAGAAGAACAGGAACTGACTTCTGTGGCGTTTACGAATTTGTCTTTCGGCGCGCTTCCGGCATCAGCTGACACAGATAACTGGGCGGTGACCGAAGGCGATTTAAAAGTGAGTGCTGAGTTATCTGATCAGACAGAAAAGTTTGTGGCACAAATAGAGAAATTGGAGGGATAGCATGGCAGACGAAAGAGCATATCTGTACCGAAACACAGGTACAAAGGCGAGTCCAGTATGGGAAAAATGGTATCCACGAACGATGGCAGATGCAGTCGAGACAGAGGATGGAAGAACAGTTCAGGAGTGTCTGGATGGTAGTAGTGGTGGTACTGAAGGATTAAGCATTGTAGATGGAGCGCTCTGCGTAACATACGAGGAGGCATAAAATGGCTGAGAAAATTACAAAACCAATGCTGTTGGACGAAACAGGTAAGGCGCTTGTGGAAGCTGTTCAACAGATCGCAGAGAAGATGGAGTCGGGTACAGGATCTGGCGGATCGGCAGATTTGACGATCGGAACAGTTACCAGCGGTAGCACGGCAAGTGCATCGATCACGGATGGAAAACTGAATCTGGTACTTCCCAAAGGAGATACAGGAGCTACGGGTGCTACTGGTCCGAAAGGCGACACCGGAGAAAAAGGAGCCACCGGAGCGCAGGGAGCAAAGGGAGAAAAGGGGGACAAGGGTGATACCGGAGCACAGGGACCGAAGGGAGATCCGGGAGATGCAGGCACAGCGTCTTCAGCGCCGACGTATAAACCGAGCAAGTTGGGATGTGTGCCGTATGCCACTGTTCCGGGCTGTGATTATGCGCAGATTATTATTTATGGGCAGAGCCTGGCATCAGGAACAGAAAGTAAGATTGCCCTCACCACGGAGCCACTGGACGGCGTGTATATGGTCGGCAGCAGCGCACATTGGTATAAAGCAGCGACTCTCACTGGTTTGAAACCATGCAAAAACGAAGGCTTCGAGTCTCCGATCGTGG